TTTGATCTTTCCATCAACAAGTTTCTTGATGCTTCGTAATATCCTTGTGATGCTAGTTGTGATGCTGCTCGTGAGTAGCCAACTGCTTCAAATGTGTTTTTTATTCTTTCCCAAATTAACATTATATTCCCCTTTGTGTGTATGTGTTATCGGTATTTGTAACCATTGTGCTGGACAGTTCCAAAAGGTCCGTGCGTGACCTCGCGCCTATCCAGTTTCCTAATCCGGCGTTCCAGATCAGCGTGATCAGTAGACTGACTGAGATAATCGTTAACCCAGTCCTTTTCTGACCAAAATAGTTTTGAAAGTAACTTACGTAAGGTTCGCATTTAAGCCACCTCCTTACTTTTCAAGATTCTCGGTCCGTGTAGTTCTGCACGGTTAGGTGCACGACCTTCGTGGTTAAGCATATAATCATATGCAAAAGACCAGTCTTTGCCGTATTCAGTTTTGGCCCAAGTCAGTAGTTGAGAGCGGTGATCAGCATTTAATCTGCCGCGCTTCATCCAAGACATCAGACCACTTAAATTTAAGTGTGCCATAATTTTCTCCTCGATGTATGGATGCTTAAGGAAAGCAATACCCCTAGTCTTTTCTAGGCGTCAGTAGTCTTTGCTACCGTCAGTAGTCTTTGCTACCGTCATTCGCTTTGTAAGGCATTGTGAAGTTGCCCCGGTCTATCCCAGTGTCTGTGTGTCGAATAGTACAGTGTCACTGCCCTATTCACGTGTATTTATATAATACTATTATAATATAACTTCTATATGAGCATAAATCAACACTTTTTTGTATTACTTTTATGCATAACGTCAGTGCGTATTTTGCATACCTTAAAATGTTGGTTGACATTGCTAATCATTGCGTGTATACTTTAGATGTTAAAAGGGTAAATAGTAACATACAAGACGGGCTTTATTATATTATGAAATTTAAAACTAGATCAATACTACAAGAACTTAATGAAATTGCAGAGAAACGTGATACAGAGTCTCTGATCCAAAGCAGAGCGACTAATATTATTGATAGTGCAGTTAATCTTATTGAAAGTATGTATAAGGCTTATCCCGAAGACGTTGCTCTTGAACTAGAAAGACGTTTCATCAACAGCATTAAAGGTGCCGACAGCAGCAAATTTAATAGAGGCATTAAGAAGATTGTTGAAAGTAAAAGAGATAAGAAATAATGAGCAACAACATATTTAAAACAGACCCAAAAGATCCTGACTCTCGTCTTACACAGCGTATTGCTACTAAAGACGTAGACAGCACAGTCGACTTCATTGAAAAGATTACAGGCTTAGACTTTACTAGTGAAAAAGATGATGAGGGCAAGTCTGCTGCAAGACTAGGATCTACAGGTAGAAAAGAAAAAGCAGATGGAACATTTGAAGAAAATAGTTCAGGCGATTTAGATCTAAGTGTTGATCTTAACAAAGCATCTAAGGAAGAAGTAACTGCTAAATTAACTGCTTGGTGCAAATCACAGAACATTCCAGAAGAAGAAATTATGAACGTTGGTAGAAAGAAAACTGACGGTTGGATCAAAGATGCTGGAGACCAAATACATTTTAGAACTCCTATTAACGGATCAAAAGAAAATGGATTTGTACAAACAGACTTTATGTTTTCAAAGAATGTAAACTTCCAACGAGGATCGATGATAGGCGGCAGTGGTCAATACAGAGGAGAGCATAGACATATTGTGCTTTCAAGTATTGCTAGAGCAAGAGGCATCAAGTATAGTCCTAAGTTTGGTTTAGTTGATCCAGAGACTAACGAACCTTTACCTAACGGCGATGACTGGAACAGCATTGCTAAACAGTTGTTAGGGCAAAGTGCAACAGTAGCAGACGTTAAAAGTGTAGATGCTATTATTAACTACATTAAGAAACTTCCTAACTACGAAGAACTTATTAGTGCGGCAAGAGAAACATTAGGACGTTATGATATTGAACTACCAAAGAAAGAGGCAGTTGAAAGTTACCAGCCAGGAACTATTGGTTGGATGCGTTCAATGATTGATGTTATTAGATGAGAATAGATGAAGTAGTTGACATTAGATACAGTGCGTTTGATAAACCAGGAAAGATGCACACTATCGGAGATGTGTACGACAAGAAGAAAAATTTAAAAGTGCCACACGCAAAGTATGTGGACACAACAAACAGACAAAAGAAGTTACTTAAAAAATGAGAGCATACCAATTTATAACAGAAGCAAAGAAAGTAGGTAGAGAGTTTAATCACTTAGAAGATCTAGTGTTTACTGATCCTGCTGATGGTGCAAAGAAAGCCGTACAACTTCTTAGAGGTATGGAACAAGACAGTTCAGACGTTGCTCTTAAATGGGATGGCAATCCTACAGTGTATTGGGGACGTGAAGATGATGGAACTTTTAGACTAGTTGGCAAGAACAACTGGGGTAGAGAAGAAGGCAAGTCAAACAGTCCTCAGGAACTAGAAAAATTTATTATGAGTAGAGGCAAGGGCGAAGACTGGCGTGAAAAGTTTGCAAGTGATATGGCAGGACTTTGGCCTATATTTGAAAAAGCAACACCAGCAGACTACAAAGGTTATTTGTATGGAGACTTGTTGTATCATCCAGGCAAGCCATATACGGGCAGTGACGGCAAAGTTAGTTTTACTCCTAACCAAGTTACTTACGATGTAAAAGTTGAAAGTCCAATTGGTAGACGTATTGCTAAAAGTAAAGTTGCAGTTGCGGCACATAATGCATATCAGTACTTTGGAGACAAAAGCGGAACACCTATAAAAGATGTAGAAGCATTCAATGGTACACCAGACTTAGTTGTTGTAGGACAACAGTATGTCAGTAAGGCACCTGCTGTAAACGCAGATAACTTAGACAACATAGAAAAGATTGCTAACAGAGCTCAACCAGGCATTGCAAAATTCTTTGAGCCTAAGCCAGGACTATCTGACTTACAAGATATCTTTTACACATTCTTTAATCAAATGAGTCGTGCTAAAAAACTAAATGATCTAAACACAAAGAGTTTTAGCCAATGGCTTCAAAATTCGAAGGTTTCTAGTAATAAACAAGAAAAGATTATAAGTATTATTAACACGGAGCCTAGAACAGCATCGGATATTTTTTACTTGGTATCAGAACTTATGAAAGCCAAGAACGAAGTAATTGATGAACTAGACAAAGCAGAAGGCGATGTTGTGTCATCAACAGGTGGCAAGCCAGGCGGAGAAGGTTACGTTAAAACTGGTGACAAGGTTAAACTTGTACCAAGAGACCGTTGGACACCGTTTAGAGCGGACTAAATCGGTCAAAAACCCCTTAAATCACACCATAACCCTTGTAAAAACCCTTTTTGGATAAATACAATTGCTAGACAAAATAGCGGCCCTGGAGAAGGGTTAACATTATTTGAGGAGAAAATATAATGGCTGATTTATCAAACGGAAGTTCAGTCTTCCAAACTTACAACAACGCTGGTACAGGTGTTACTGAACTAGGTGACAACAAAAAAGCAGAATCTGGACAAGGTATTGCTGGTCGTACTAGAATCATTAACTTAGCAAAAACTAATATGACACAAGCAGAATTAGATGCTGCTTTGTTATATCTTGCTGCAGGTGATGTTGCTGGTACTAACGATGCACACACAGTTGTTGGTGTACAACCTTTAACTGAGTCAGGTGTATTCACAAGTGGAACTACTGATGCAGTACAAGTTGCTATCCAAGGAACAGGCGCATTTACAGCGGCTTCAGACTTTGGTACAGGTTCAACTGGCGTAACAAGTTCATTACTTGCTGAATTCTCAGGAATTTCTGGCTAATAGTAAGTTTTAACTTTACTAAAACTAAAGGGTGTCAATTCGTTGGCACCCTTTTTTTATGACTGATAAGTATTAACGATGCAAACAATTTCTGTAAAAACACTTGTCGATATTACTGTGACAAATCCTACTCGTGATGAAAAGGATCCTATCCTAATTGCACAGCAAGGTAACTTTAATAGTCTTATTCAAAGTATTGGTATGAGAGCAAATATGTATTACGACATTGATCCTATAACTACCCAAGAGGAAGGCACACAGTATTGGAACTGGAACTTTAAGGTAGAGCAACAAGGGATATGGTCTATAGGAACTGATCCACTAGCATTGCTTAGAAGCGACTTGGAAGGTGTTCCGATTATAGGTACACTTCTAAATACAGAAGACATCAAACCAGCAGTATTTTGCACACAGGGCGAGCGTCAAAACCTGTGGTTAAATGTGTCCACATTTTAATAATTTTTTAGGAAGTAAATAATAGTATGAACAAGATACTTTACAACACAATAATGATGAGTACAATATTCTTTATCATATTCGGATTCTTATTATCCGTATACGGACTTCACTTAGACAAAGACAATTATGTTTACGTGGGCATATCCATTATGGCGTTTGTATGCTCTGTATGGTGGTTTTGGGTTATGTTCGTAATTAAAGATATGTTTACAAGTATAGAAAAAGCAGCAGATAAAATGATAGGCGTACGAGAAGAATTAGGCACAATAAGAGGACTGATTGCGAGACTTTTCGAACGCAAAGATGATAAATAAACATATAGGCAAAACAACTAGGCGTACTTAAAAACACATTAGGCCAACTGACAAGTTTACTAATTGTCCCAAGAGATGGGATATTGTTTTGGAGAACAACAAAATGGCAAAGAGCCAACCTACAAGTTTAGAAAAGACCAGCCTAGAAGCACACGTTGACCTGTGCGCTATTAGATATGAACAACTAGATAGCCGAATGGACAACTTAGAACGCAAAGTTGACAACATCCACAAAGATATAACATCGGGTCAAAAAGGATTAACAAAAGTTATTATTGGTACTACTGGTACAGTAATTGCAGCAGTTCTTTCAGTAGTTGTTACAATTATACTCAAGATGTAACCCTCAAAAGTATAGAAAGAGTAAATATTGGCCTAAGGGCCTTTTTTTATGAATGAAGTATCGAAGCGTTTTGAACAGTTAGTTAAAACAACATATCGTAAGTTTCTTGATCAAGGAACTATCCTGCCTGAACGTACACCAGACGGCATACAAGTAGGTGATGCACTTATTAAGTCAGATGGTCCGTACAAGGATATAGTTAAACAGGGTAAAGTGATATGGTCTACAGTTTCTCTCAACACAGTTGCTATTAAACTAGCAAACTTGGTTGCTTGGAACGAAGATACAAATTTACAAAAAGAAATATTCACTTTAGACCAAAAATATAGTAAATACTTTGTAGATAGTAAGATTTATTTGGATAACTATCATAGAGCAATAAATAACAATGACGATATCAGAGCCGATATATTGTGGACAAGATATCAGGATGCCAAAGAAAGGGCGATTATTTTGAAAGACCAAGCCGAACATTTAGCAAGGTTTTGAATAAATATAATATAACATCTGGGAAGAGAACAATGAAAACACAAGATTTATTTAAAATTAAGGCAGAAAAGATCAATGAGTCTATGCTAAAGACCTTTGGTAAGCAACTTGATTTAGCATCATTTGATATTGCTAAGTTAGAAGATGCAAGAAACAAGTTACGTACACAGTTACACGATGCAAGAAGTAGTGCAGAGTTTAACGAGAATGTTGAAAACGATGCATTTTACAAAGCGCAGTTTATGCTAGACGCTATTAACAAAGAACTTGCAGAACGTGAAGAATCTGCAATTGATGGTCTTGAACTTGCTGAAGCCCCAGAACAGGAAGAAACAGACACTAACGGAGAAGAGATGAGTAAAGTTACAGAAGGTGAAGTTCAACAGGCAAGTGCTATTGTTACTTCAAAAACGATGGTAGACAAAGTAGGCCGTTACATTGAAGAACTTTCCGGTATGGAAAATGAAACACTTCTACAGTTAGGTGATTCAATTAGAGATGAGTTCGGCAATGAACAGTCAAAAACATTTATTGAATCAAGTGCACCAGCCATCCAGGCTGCTATTGAAGCACTAAAAACAACACGCGATACACTTTCATCTGCAACAAGACAACTTACAGGTGAAGAAACAGGCGGCGATATGTTAGGAGCAGAACCAGAAGGTGATGCGGCTGATATGGCTGAGCCTGCAGAAGATCCAGCAGCAGATACAATGGAGCCAGCAGCAGCAGATGATTTTGCAACAGCAGAACCAGCAGCAGGCGGCATTGAAGCAGCAGGACGTGAGAAGCGTGAATCAATTGACTTCGAAAACCGTTTACTAAAAACACTAGCAGGTTAGTTTAATGAAGCTCAGTGAGTTTTATAAAGACACAGAGCTAGACGAAATTGTCCCAGCTCTTGCAGCAGCAGGTGGAGCAGTAGCACGAGGTGCCGCAGCAGTAGGTAACAAAGTTGCAGGCGCAGCAAAAACTGTCGCTAATACAGCATTGGCTACAGCAGCAGACACAGCACAAAACATTGCAGCACCTAAAGGCCAAATGCCAACTGACCCTATGAAGGCAGCAGCAGACGCAAAGGCAGCGCAAGCAGAACAACAAAAAGTAAAACAAGAACAAGTCAAAGCAACACAAGAAGCAATCAAAGCAAAGGAAGCGGAGTTAATGGATCTTAGAACTAAGATGGCCGAACTCCAAAAAATGTAATATGAGATTTACTGAATTCGCACCGGATATGATGATAGACAGATACGTAATTACGTTGAAGAACTTAATCGGCCGTGCCGCTGCTAAAAAAGTTCCTAGCAAGATGAATTGGATTGCACTTAATAAAATACTTAAAAGCAATGATGCTAGTCTAGTTGCAGACTACGAAACATTCAAATCAGTTTATGACCAATCACCTGCAATACAAGGTTTGGTAAAAAACTTTGATGCTCGAGGCATTGACCTAAATGTTCCTGGAGCACCAGATGCAGACGAAGCGCCACAAGACGGCACAGACAGTCAAGCAGCAGTTGATAAAACAGCAGCCGCAGCAGCGCCGCAACAATTGGCACAACAAACTTCATAATCACTCTTGACAAAGTAGCAAATAGGTAGTACTATATACAGTATGACTGAAAAATATTCACCACCGCCGTTCGTCGAAAGATACGAATACCAATCGTGTAAACAGGTTAACGACCCTGTCCGTAAGAAAAGAGTGTATGTTACACCTGATGGAGATAAACTTCCTAGTGTAACAACTATTCTAAGTTCTACAAAAGATATGACCCATTTAATTGAATGGCGTAAGCGTGTCGGCGTAGAAAATGCTAAACGCATTACAACTGAAGCGGCTGGTGTGGGTACAGCAATGCACGCCAATCTTGAAAGATTTATCTGTGGAATTGATAGACAGCCAGGCAATAACCAAGTACACGTTAAAGCAAATGATATGGCATCTGTGATTATTGAAAACGGACTTAAAGATGTCGATGAAGTATGGGCAATGGAACAAAGTTTATATTTTCCAGGACTTTACTCAGGTACAACAGATTTATGTGGTGTTTATAAGGGCAAGCCTGCTATTATGGACCACAAACAAACTAATAAGCCTAAGAAAGCGGAATGGGTAGAAGATTACTATTTGCAACTTGTAGCATATGCTATGGCACACAACGAAGTATACGGCACTGATATCAAGTCAGGCATTATCTTTATGTGTAGTAGAGACCTACAATATCAACAATTTGAAGTAACAGAAGAAACATTCCCCAAATACCAAGATATGTGGCTTAATAAAGTAGAAGAATATTACAACTCTTTATAATACAGTCTGACAAAACTACATCTGTCTGATAAATACTTGTAAGATCAAATAGGAGCAGATAGTGGCTGTCGTACAAATAAGCAAAATACAAATTAGACGTGGTAAGAAGAATAGTGATTCTGGCGTACCACAATTAAGTTCAGCAGAACTTGCTTGGGCAGTTGATACACAAGAACTATTCATTGGTAACGGTAGTGTAGCAGAAGGCGCACCGCAGGTTGGCAATACAAAGATTCTCACTAACAATGATAACATTCTTGAACTTGCATCAAGTTATCAATTTGCTTCAGATGACCCATCAATTACATTAAGTGCCAAACGTCCTTTACTAGATAAGATTGACGAAATTGAAGTTAGTGTTGCTGACTTTGGAGCAGTAGGTGATGGTTCTACAGATAACACAGCATTCTTTGAAAATGCACTTACACAACTGTTTAGAAATACAGATCCAGATTACAAAAAAGTTTTACGTGTACCTAACGGAGAGTTCTTGTTCTTAGGTAACATTACTATTCCTAGTAATGCTATTATAAGAGGAGAAACACGTGATGGTTCCGTACTTAAATTAGATTCAGTAAGTGCAAACTTTCAAACATCAACAGGATTAGCACTTGCAGACTTTACAAGTTCTAACAGACCAAACAACATTGAAATAGGTAACCTAACAGTGTTGCGTTCAACAGGAGCAATTGACTTGACAGGTACAGCCAATGTTAAGTTTGATAACGTAAAGTTTAAAGGCGAATATAGTTTAGGTGGCCCAGTAACAAGTTTGTCACTAGAGCCAGCAGCAGTTAGTTGGAGTAATACTATTGAAGGTATTAAAACAACTGACATTGAATTTGTTAATTGTCAATTTGATAATAACAGTGTAGGAATTAAATGTATACAGACATCTGCACTTACAACTAAAGTAGACATTAGTAATTGTAAGTTTGACGTAGGTGATACTTCTATATACATTGAAGGCGTTACAGAACAAGGAAACGATTGGACTGTACGTGATTCTGAATTTAACGAGATAGCAACACAAGTGTTTTACAGCACCAACGGGTTTGGCACAAAGATACAGAGATGTGCATTCACCGATTGCGGTAATGGAACAAACACTGCCGCTACTCCATTAAGTTCAGCAGTAACTTTTGGTGAATACCAAAATAACATCGTTCTTGATTGCATAAGCAATAGACAACAGAATGCAGGCGTAGTATCAGATGAATCTACTTCAGCAATAGCAGAAGTAGCAAACAGCGATAGGACAACATTGATAAACAGAAACAGTGGACTAATTTATCTTACAGATAGTTTCCGTCCAATAAGTGTTTTTGCAGCATCTAATAATCATATCAGTATCAACTATACATTACGCTTAGGAAGTCATACTAGAGTTGGAAAAGCAAGGATAGTTATAGGCGACGATATGTCCACTATCTCTTTGTCCGACCAATATGAATTTTCTGATATTTCTTTGACATCACAGGGCGGTAAAATTATGACTGGTTTTGAGTTTAAAGCAGAACTTAGAGATAACGATACCGACAGTGGCATTGAAACTGTAGTACTATTCTACAAGAATCCAATTGCGACAGGTGCCTTAGGAAACATATCCTACGACATCGAGTACGGTGTATAAAATAGAGTAATTTTTTAAAAATTTCTCTTGCTCTTAATACATTTTTAGTGTATGCTTATATAACAATTAAGCCGTAAAGTAACTACAGGTTGCAGGCTGTTCTTTTTCTCCGATAATCAACGGAGTAACAAGGAGAGCAACTAAATACCTGTACATCATAACATAGGATAGAGAGAGGCAGATGACCAAAGAGATTTATATAACAAAGCGTTCCGGCTCCAAGGAAAAATTAGACTTAGACAAAATGCATTTTGTAGTGGAAGAGGCTTGCAAAGGCCTTACAGGAGTTAGTGCATCACAGATAGAAATGAACGCTGACTTACAGTTTTATGACAATATGTCATCTGAAGAGATTCAAGATATTTTAATTAAAAGTGCAAATGATCTTATTTCATTAGAAGCACCTAATTATCAATTTGCAGCAGCAAGACTATTACTTTATAGTTTACACAAAAAAGTTTACGGCAAATATCAACACCTTACTCTCTCTGAAGTGATAAATGCTAATATTGAACGTGGCGTGTATGATGCTAATATTTTAGACAACTATAATGCAACTGATCTTAAAAAGATGGAAGGTTGGATTAAACACGATCGTAACGAAGACTTTACCTATGCAGGCTTAAGACAAGTTGTAGATAAGTATTTGTGTCAAGATAGAAGCAACGGCGATATTTTTGAAACGCCACAGCATATGTATATGATGATTGCTGCCACTTTATTTGCTAACTATCCAACGGAGACACGTTTAACATACGTGAAAAAATATTATGACGCGACCTCTCTTTTTAAGATCAACATCCCAACCCCTGTTATGGCAGGAGTGCGTACTCCTATTCGTCAGTTTGCCAGTTGTGTTCTTGTTGACGTGGATGATACTCTTTCTAGTATCTTTAGCTCTAATAGCGCAATCGGTTACTACATTGCTCAAAGGGCAGGAATTGGGATTAACGCAGGAAGAATTAGAGCAATCAACTCAAAAATACGGGGCGGAGAAGTAGCACACACAGGTGTTGTCCCATTCCTAAAAGTTTACGAAAGCACAGTAAGAAGTTGTACACAAAATGGTGTACGTGGTGGTAGTGCAACTACACACTTCCCTATTTGGCACTTAGAGATTGAAGACATTCTTGTGTTGAAAAACAACAAAGGTACTGAAGACAATCGTGTACGTAAACTAGATTATTCAATTCAACTTAATAAAGTTTTTTATGAACGGTTATTGGCCGGTGAAGACATAACTCTTTTCTCGCCACACGAAGTGCCTGAATTAACAGAAGCATTTTACAGCGGCGACACTGACACGTTCAAAGAATTGTACGAGGCAGCAGAACGCAAGACATCAATCCGTAAGAAGAAAATTAAGGCAATGGATTTGTTTGGTGACTTATTAAAAGAACGTGCTGAAACAGGACGTATCTATATTATGAACATTGACCACTGTAACTCACACAGCTCATTCAAAGATCCAATTTTTATGAGTAACTTGTGTCAAGAGATTACACTGCCAACTAAACCTATTCAACACATTGATGATGAAGAGGGTGAAATTGCACTGTGTATTTTAAGTGCTATTAATGTAGGACTACTTAACAATGTAGACGAACTACAAAACTTATGTGATCTTGCTGTTAGAGCATTAGAAGAAATTATTGATTATCAAGGTTATCCTGTTAAGGCTGCTGAAGTAAGCACAAAGGCAAGACGTTCACTTGGTGTTGGTTATATCGGACTTGCACATTACCTAGCAAAACACAAAGTAAGATATTCAGACCCAAAAGCGTGGACACTAGTACACGAACTGTCAGAAGCGTTCCAGTACTATCTATTACGTGCAAGTAATGATATTGCTAAAGAACGAGGTGCGTGTTCTGCATTCAGTCGTACTAAATACGCTGATGGTATTTTACCTGTCGACACTTATAAGAAAGATGTTGATGAAGTTATTAAGGCGAAGTTACATTATGATTGGGATAGTTTACGACTTGACATCAAAGAACACGGGCTACGGCACTCAACGTTGTCCGCACAAATGCCTTCGGAGAGCAGTTCCGTTGTGTCAAACGCAACAAACGGAATTGAACCACCCCGAGCTTATTTGTCCATTAAGAAGTCCAAGAAAGGGCCTCTTAAACAAGTTGTTCCGCAGTTTCATACACTGAAGAATCATTATACTTTACTTTGGGATATGCCTAGCAATGAAGGTTACATTAATGTTGTAGCCGCAATGCAAAAGTTTTACGATCAAGCAATTAGTGGTAACTGGAGTTACAATCCTAAACACTTCGAAAACAACGAAGTACCATTAAGTGTTATGATGAAAGATATGTTAACAACATATAAGATGGGATGGAAAACATCATACTATCAAAACACATTTGACTTCAAGGGCGAAGAAGTTGATGATTTGGAAGTTAATGGTGTTGACACTACAGCAAATGGTGTTAATATGCAAACTGCAAATGGTGTGAATGGTCACGCAAACGGTCATCATATGGAAGTACCTGTAACGGTAATGGACGATGATGATGAATGTGAAGCCTGCAACATCTAGAGATATATGAAGAGAGATAGAGGGAAAAAGAAATTGTCTAAAACAGTATTCAATAAAAATAAAGTAGACTTCACTAAGGAGTTTATGTTTTTTGGTGAAGATCAAAACACTCAACGTTATGATGTGTTCCGTTATCCGGAGTATGACAAACTTAACCAAACTATGTTAGGTTATTTTTGGAGACCTGAAGAAGTAAGTTTGCAAAAAGATAGAGCAGACTATCAACAGTTCCGTGATGAACAAAAACATATCTTTACAAGCAATCTAAAATATCAAACACTATTAGATAGTGTACAGGGACGTGGACCTTGTCTTGCTTTCTTGCCTTATGTTTCTAACCCAGAATTAGAAAGTTGTATTGTGGCTTGGGACTTTCAAGAAACTATTCACTCACGCAGTTATACACACATTGTAAAGAATGTCTATCCTAACCCATCGGAAGTATTTGATACAATTTTAGAAACACCAGAGATTATTGCAAGAGCAGAAAGTGTTACTAAAGAGTACGACAAGTTTAATGAGATTGCAGACAATTGGTTCCATCACAAGAAGGGTAATATGTATGAAGTCAAGAAGCAACTGTATAAAGCAATGATGACTGTAAACATTCTTGAAGGTTTACGTTTTTATGTTTCATTCGCTTGTACGTTTGCATTTGGTGAACTGAAACTTATGGAAGGATCTGCAAAGATTATTTCATTAATTGCACGTGATGAAGCAACACACCTTAACTTGTCAACACACATTCTAAAGCATTGGATGAAAGGTGACGACGATCCAGACTTTATTAAGATTGCTAAAGAGTGTGAACCAGAAGTAATTGAAATGTGGAAGACCTGCGTTGAAGAAGAGAAGGCCTGGGCAGACTTTTTGTTTACCAAAGGATCGCTTGTAGGACTAAACGCTAATCTTTTACACGCATATGTAGAGTTTATTGCAAACAAACGTTGTAAAGCGTTAGGACTTAAACCAATCTATGACCGCCCGGTGACTCAAAATCCTTTACCTTGGACAGAGCATTGGTTAAGTAGTAGTGGCTTACAAGTTGCTCCTCAGGAAACAGAGGTTGAGTCTTATATTGTTGGAGGTGTCAAACAAGACGTTGAAAAGGACACATTCAAAGGCTTTACCTTATAGGAGTGAATTATGTTTAAAGCACAGTTTAAGAGACATTCACCATATGAAAGTTGGACCACATATGGTACTTACGGAACAGAGCCACAAGCAGTTAGTGCGGCACTGTCCAAGAAGAATGCAGGTGCAATACTTGTAAGAGTGGTTGATAAAAAAGGTTCAACGATTTACTCAGGGTAAGAAATATGATTGAAATATACGGAAAACCAAGTTGCCCGTTTTGTGTAAAAGCAGTTAACTTATGCAAGACAAGACAACTTGAACACACATACAAATCATTAGGAACAGACTTTTCAAGAGAAGAATTGATGGAGTGGTTTCCTAGTGCAAGAACAGTACCACAAATCAAAGTTAGAGGGGAGAGCATCGGCGGGTATAACGAACTTGTTGACTATCTCGAAAACACAGGCTATAACGGAACAGGACACACATTATAATGTTAATCGAAGCACCTTACAAAGTAGGCGACACAGTATCAATTAAACTTACATCTGGCGAAGAAGTAGTTGCTAGATATAAAGAACAAAAGAACGATGATACTATGATGTTGCACAAACCATTAATGGTAACAGCAACACAACAGGGATTAGGCCTAGCGCCTTTTATGTTCACTATCGGTACTGAGGCAACAGTGTCTATCAGTAACGACAAAGTGGTATGTGTTGTAAAGACACAAGACGATATGTCTAAACAATATATTCAATCAACAACAGGCATTGCAACCTAATGCCATTAGTAGCAAGAGGAAATGGAGCCGACGTAGTTAATACAGGACACGCTGTTTGTGTCGCTCCAGGAACTATTGCTACACTATCGGGCAGTGGAGATGTATTTGTTCACAACGAACCTATACACAGAAAGACTGATACAAATGATCCTCACACACATTGCCCACCTGTTTACAGTACATTAATTAATACACACAGTTCAAATGTATTTGCTAACGGCTTAGAAGTTGCTAGGCTAGGCGACACATACGACTGTACAGCCTTTGTTGAATCAGTGACACAACCAGATGTTTTTGCTAACGAAGGATTTGTTCCTCCAATTATACTTTCACCTGAAACTGCGGCAGCAGTTAATTCAAGTGTAGCGGCTGCAATTGCAACACCTGCGGCAGTAGGTAGTACAGGCGGAGTACAGGCTAACGGATCTGTTGAAGACGGACAGGTTCCGCAACTGTATGAACAGACTCCAGATGCAACAGGAGTTGATACACTAGGAACAAACACAGAAGCATTAGTAGATGCAAGTGCTGCCAGTTCAACAGCAGCCGCTGATGGTATTCCAGGATTCTTAACACAACTACTAGAAGAAGCAGCCAACAACCAATGGGACGAAACTGTAAATCCAAGTAATGGAAACATTATCGGAATATGGAAAGAACTTGGCTTCCCAGATTCATCATATTGGAAAACAGATCAAACACCTTGGTGTGCAGGATTCTGTAATTGGGTATTAAAAAGAACAGGTTACAAATATATGCAAAGTGCTAGAGCATATGACTTTAGAGATAAAACAAGTTTATATGGCGGAGTTCCAGTTCCAATCGAAGACGGACAACCTGGAGACATTGTTGTATGGAACTACAGTCACGTAAACTTTATATACACTACTATCTCGCCAGGCGTTTACAGTTTTGTAGGCGGCAACCAAAGCGATAAAGCAAGTGCAACTAATAACAACCCCTCAGGCGGAACTATTACTAATAGTTGGAAAGGCGGTTGGACACAGTCTAGAGGTAGAATCTCAGGCATCTTTAGACCCATACAATCATAGTAAAACTCACTGTTACCGTAACATACTCTTATTCTTGATAACTAATATTACAATAATAAAGGTATTATAAAATATGAAAAACTTTAGTATAAGAAAAGCGTTTTGGTTTACGCTTGGCTGTATCTTATTAGGAGTAGCATTTGTAGGTGTTTACCTACCAGGCTTACCTTGGAGTACACCTGCCGTTGGTGCGGCATATTGTTTCGCGAAGTCGAGTGATAGAATGCACAACTGGATTATGAACCATAAATTGTTTGGACCATTCTTACGTGGTTGGAGCGAGAAAAGAGTATTCCCTACAAAGGGAAAATACTTAATGATTTTAACTATGGCATCAAGTATTGCTGTTATGTGGTTTACCACAGGCAATGTTAAAGCAATCCTATGGACGGGTGGCTTTATGGTGCTGGTTGCTATTTGGGCTTGGAGATATCCAGGTTCACACGAAGAACATCAGCGCCGTAAAGATGCTGGTAAAAGAATAGCGTGGTTAAAATAAATGAAGTGTGAACAAGGCGATCTTGCCAAGATTATTTACAGTGTTAATCCGAATAACATTGGAAAGGTAGTTCTTGTAGAAACGTATATAGGCAAATTCCAAAGAGGTGATAAATTTGATTTCCGCGGAGTTGCCTGTATGCTTCCAGTAACAGATCATTACTGGTGGATAAAAGGTGATGGACTTGCTAATCAATTAGGAGATACTCCTAAAGCATATATTGCAGATAGTTGGCTTGAACCACTACGTCCAAATGCAGATAGAGAACAAGCATCTAAGAAATCAAAATTACCAAAACAGGTAGCAGCCTAATCTTTTTGGTTGACAAATAATAATACCACTGTTATAAATAAAGAGTAATTGATGACAGCATCATATGTCACAAGAACAGGACTCGGGGGCAGTACCCGACGCCTCCACCATAAGCACATTGAAGATTAACACAGACAATTTAATGTGCTTATGATGGGGGCGAACTAGGATCGAC